TAAAGTAGATTCTTCTATACGGCAATTAACTTGTTGCCTTTGATTTGACATAGTTGATAAAATATAAACTACTGTTATAATACTCGATACTTACTCAGTAGTCAACCTACCAAGTCTTTTTCCATACATCTTTAATTGCTGTAGCCCAACTTGGTGCAATTGATGTTCTGCCAATTTTATCTTGCAAGTCTTTATCTAAAACTTTCACTACGATTCCGTCAGTAGGATAGCGACTAAATATCAGCGAGTCTTGCCATTGACTATGTAACTGTTTAACTTTATTTACAACATCAACATTTACCTTTATATGTCCGCATACATGAAACCCCCACTTAACAAGTTGCTGTAAGTTAGATACCTCTGTACCCTTGCCATCAAATATTTGAAAAGCGCAAAAAGATAGACCCATGCCTGATGGTTGCTTCTTGCGTAAGTGACCTGATGCGAGTCTTTGTGATCTAGCTGGAATAAGACCTTTACCATATAACTCTCCTCTAATATCAACAGTACCTTTTGCAATAATATGCTTTGGCAAGTCCTCTATCATTCTCATGCAATATGTTTTATCTACACCTTTGCGAGTCCATGCTTTAACTAATAATCCATCTACATATCTAACGGCCATAGCGCAACCATCTATCTTAGGTTCTACTATTACAGGTGTATTTTTTGGTAAATAAGAATACCACTCTGCAAAAGGCAAAGTACCAAGTCCTGACAAGACACAACCCTCTTCTACTTTCTTAAGCGCAGGGTGTTTTGGATTAGCATCTATCAATGCCTTTTTTAGTGCATCAAAATGTTTGTCAGATATAATTGCTCTACCTGCTCTGTAGAGGTCATTGTGATATAAAAATTCTTTTGCTAATTCGTCTGCGATTGACATAGTTAAGATAAAGATAATGATACTATTATAGTACTAATTTGTTTTTTTTGCAAGTTTTCTTGTCTCTGATACCCAATATTTAAATACTCTTTTATCTGCTATTTTTTTAATTCTTTTTGAAAATGTTACTTTACCTTTTTGTCTTGGGGTTTTTCCAAAATAAAATAATGCTCTCGCTATAAATTCACCCTCTCTATCAGGTACTTCTCTATAAATACCAGCTTTAAGTTTGCCTTGTTTATCCTTTAAAGCAAAAACTCTTGCATCTTGAATTTTTGACCCCCTTCTACCGCTTGGGTAGTCGTTTTTTAGTCCTTGAATTGTATTTCTATAAGTAAGCTTAGTAACTCTACCTCTTTTATTAGTTTTTATAAATCTATTATCAAATTCTGCATAAGGATATTCATTGCTTTTTATTAAATCTCTGTTTCGTAAATATTTCGTAAAATTCGTATCGTAAGCTTTTGTTGAGCCACCGCCTATAACAGGATATAAATATTTAGAAGCTGGATTTCCTTTACCTCTTAAAGCTCTTTCTCCTTTCACTCCAACAGTAAGTTCTGTTCCTTTTTGAATACCAAAAGTACTTGCAAGCGTAAAAGTAACTGGATCTCTAAATCTACCGCCAGTTAACGTACCACTTTTATATGTCTTAGCGACTAAACCATTTTTTCCTTTTAATTGTCTATTTAATCTAGTTAATGCTTTTTTCCCTGCAAATTTCGACTGTGATCTTTCATATACACTTAACTGTTTTTTTATTTTCTCAAAGTTATATGAGAATGTTACTTCGGCTCTTCTTGCCATATCGAGTCTTGTTTTTTGTATGTTAGCAAGTCTTGGGGTGTGAGACTAGGTGTTTATTAGGTGTCCACAGTGTCCTATGTGTGCCGACCTTCCTTATAGAGTTTCCTAAACCCCTATTTCTCCCCTATATACTCCCTATACTCCCCCTCTTCCTTACTTATTATACTTTATAGTAAAAGGTATAGACACTATAGACACAGCTTATATCGCAAGTCCTGACATTGTTTGCGGTGTCCATAGCGTGTACTAACCTCACACAGAGGTTAAGACACGTTCCGAGTCTCGAATGTAGACCCATTTGCGACAACCCCTACTTCCTCTACGCTTTTTTTCGTAGCCTAAATTTTTTAAAATCGTTGCAACTTGCATCTGATCGTATCTGGTTTGTCTCTCGATTGGTTTTTCGATAGCTTCAGAAAGTACAAGTTCTGTTGTAAGTTCTCTGTGATAGTTTTGTGGTGTTTCGCAGAAAGATTCAATAACAGCTTTCCAAGGCGATTCGATTAAATAATCTAAATTTTCCTCGTTTACCTTGACTTCATTTTCTTTTGTTAGATATGTTGTCTCGCCATTTTTATAAGCCAAGACTGCCCCTGCCCATATAGCATTGCGCTCTTTGACTAACGCTTCGCAATCTATTGGGTTTTCTATTCCAATACTTTCTCCTAGTCTGATAATCCAAAAGCGTCTATTTCCTGTTTCATCTACAAGAAAACCATCATGTCTATTTGTTGAGCCAACAATAATACCTCTTCTAGGAAACTCCTCAGTAACTTTGCCATAAGGAACTCTAAAAACATCTTTTTCTTGAGATAAAAAAGATTTTATTTCGCCTGCCATTTTTTTAGATGTGATCGCTTCTAATTCTGCAAGTTCGCATATCCATGATCTGTGCAAAATCATAAGCGAGTCTTTTCCGTTAATGTCTCTTAGGCCATCACTAAAAAACTCTCCTCCTAATGTTGCCCAGAATGTAGATTTTCTAGCTCCCTGCTCTCCTAACAAAACACAAGCATTATCAAATTTATGTCCTTCTGGTTTGTATGCTCTAGCTACTGCTGCAATCAATGTCTTCTTTAACATATCGTCATAGATAGTTGGCTCTGATAAATGTGCATCTTCTGGTCTTAAATAAGCACTTGCAAGTCTGTCAATATAAGCTGGCGATTCTGTCTTATAAACTTTATCTAAATAGTCAGTTACAGGATTGTATTCATATTCTCTGGCAATCTGCACTACACAATCAAATGCAGTATCTTTATTACATTTATAACCTTGCCTAGCAAGTTCTAAATAATATCTATCAATAGAAGTTGACCCCTGACAAGGAACTCCATTTAGTTCTATCTGTTGTGTAAATATGTTGTATCTAAATGCGTGTTCGCCATTTTCTCTACGAGTCTTCAGTAAATTTAATAATTCATTTGCCTCTATTTTTTGTAATTTATCTGAATGAACTAATGTAGGATTATCTGGATTTTCTGGATTTATAACCTTCATTACTTTTGGTGGCTTATAACCATGTTGCATTGCCCAATACCAAAAGCTGTTAGCTTCTATTTTTTGTCCTCCAGACTGTGCAACTTGATCGAGTCCTCCCCATGCTGGCGAGTGTTCTTTCATAAGAGATATTGCGTCAGCAGAACTTTTGCCTGCATCTTCACAAGCTTTTATAAGACCCCATAAAATATTGCGATACATATGATATGTGTTTGAGCCGGGTGTTCTAGGTGGTATATGTGCGAGTGCTTTTTGTACTGTTGCAAAATCTTCTTTACGATATTCTTTAAACTCTACAGACTCTTTATTTTTCTCATGTTGTCTTTTTGTAGGTAAACATTTCTCTATATCTTTAACGCTATATTTTTTGTCAGAAGTATGAATAATCTGAGTCATACCGCCATGAGTGCCGTCATCTCTCATGTGAAAAGTTCCCGGCAAACGCATCACTCTTGATGGATTTTTTAAAGCTCTATCTGCATCTGCGTAATCTAATAACCTTTCCTGTATAGGTTTCCAAGTTTCTGGTTCTATAGCTTTTTTTAATATCCAATAATTATGTATAGATTTACCGCCTGTATCTATCTGAATTGATGGTTCGGGGAGTCCTAGTTCTTTCCAAATATAGATTTGCTCTTCTTTTGGAATATCATCGTGTTCATAAAAAAAGGCTCGGCAACCTGTTATTGAAGAGTCTGTATCTTCTCCATCATTAATTACAAGATAGACACCTCTACCTTCTTCTTGACAATGTTTTATCCAATCGCCATTAGCGTTAGATTTCTTACCACGATCTCTTTCTTTTAATGGATGACCTTTAGGGAAAAATGATCTTAATCGAACTTTGCGAATATCCTTTCCAAGAAGTTCTAAAAATGACCGCCATTGGCTACGGTCTAATTCAAATGCAGACATAAAGATAACAGGTATGTTTAAAAGCGTTAGTTAACTTTGAGTATTTCTAAGGCATCTCTTACAGTACGAGCTACCCCTGTAATTCCTCCAGCTTTCTTAACAGCTTGAAGCCAATTATGCTGATATTTTGAGAGTTGTCCAGTATTTGTTTTAACTTCGATACTTGTAAAGACCGCCAAGTCTTGCCCGATCATCTCAGGAGTAACCTTGACAGTCTTAAAACCAATAAGGTCAGAACTACCCTTTGCCAGCCCAAACTGTACCCATCTCCCTGTTCTAGGATCTGGAA